CTTCAGGATAAAGGCATCCGCCTCCAAGCGTTCCACGCAATGGCGACAGCCCACGCGATCCACTTCCCCGTAAAGCGCCCTTGGGCCGATCGTGTCATCGAACAGCTGGTCAAGTTCCCGGCTGGCCGTTTTGATGATGCTGCGGACGTTTGCGGGCTGATCGGCAGAGGCGTAGACCTCATGTTTGACGCCCAGCTTCCGATCAGAGATACTAAGCCGCTACTCACGCCTTTCACGTCCGAATGGATTGAGTACAATGACCGCAACGAAAAGCCGAAAGTGAGGTATTTCTAATGACCGACGCTGTTGTTTCTACCGGAATCGTAATTGTCCCAGCGCCATCTGTCATAGTTGACGTAGAAGCCACAATTCGGGCGGAAGTTGCCAAGGCCGTCGCCGCGGCGAAGGCCGAAGAGTCCAAAGTAGTTGCCTGGGTCAAAGGCGTCATTGCCAAGTACTGGCCGCACGTCACCGCCGCAGGCGCAGGTTACGCGGTCGCAGCGTTCGGGGTGATCGACAAGATTCTTAAGTGGATCTGACATGGGCAGCGATTACCACGATCACAACCAGTTGCCGACGGGAATTACGACCCAGGCGACGCCGACCAATTACACGACGCCTGGGGCGATCACCACAGTCACCTCGGCGATCATCTCGACGCCGGTTGCTGCATCGCAACTTTCGACGCAGCAGAACCTAGGACCAGGCATTCTCGCGGCCTATCCGACCATGACAAGCGCCGTGGCGCCTCAGTCGGCGCTGACCAATCCGACACCCGGTGTCATTGGTTCAGGATCATTGGCCGCAGTCGCTGCACAGCTGACAACCGCGCAATACACCAACGTGCCGCCCCCTGGATTGGCCGCGGTCAATGCGCAGATTTCGACGCAGACCAATCCGTCCAATAACACGACCTATGGCAGCGGCGTGGGCGGTGTAGGCGGCGGATTGAACTCGATTACGAGCGCTGAGCAGTCGCTCGCGGTTGTCGGGCCAATCTACATGTCGCCGGGCGGCATTTTGAACAAGGCGCCTAGCACGACCACGACCGGCGGGGGTCCGTGACGAATCAGACAGGGCTAGGGCATTCGCCAGGGGTACCTACCAATTTGCCGACTGTTGTGGCTTCTAGCGCTACTCCGGTTCTCATCGGGCCGCCGCAAGTTTATGGCGTCACGACCCAGGCATTCTCGACAGAAACAACCAACATCTGGCCGGCAGTCTTGACAGAACAGGGTAAGGCGGTGTCTTATTCCAGTTCAACGCCTATTGTTCTGCCCTCAGAATTCGGAATTGCCCCATGATTCATTCGAGACCAGGCTACCAAACCCGCGTCACTCACGAGGGTAAGAAAGCGCCACCGCCGGCTAAAGTCACTTCCGACATGCAACCGGCGATCATGAAACACACGACCGCCACGGGCGCAACTAAATCACCGCTTGCGCAGAGCGAGCAACCGAGTCTTCCCGTCGAGAGAATGCAGGCGGAGGCGGAGGCCGCATTCAAGCGGATGCAGGAGAAGGCGCGGCAGGCCGGCCCCGAGCTGCTAGTGAACCCGGCGCCGTCCGCAACGCCCGTCATGACTTCGCCACACAAGGAATAGTGTGACTTCCGGCGCATCCAACGGCCCAGCAACGCCCGGCGGAGGCGGAAGCATTCTCACCGACCCACGGCAGGGCGGCGAGGGCAAGGATGACGGCGTAGATCAGGATGAGGCCCAATCCAAAGAGGACGAGGAAGCCGAACAAGCCCTGGTTACCAAACTCTGGAAGACCTACGATGACGCTCGCAAGTTTGATGAGAACTTTCGTAAGCAGGTTGCGATTGATCGGCGTTATGCTGCTGGCACTTCCGATCTGGCCTGGGCTGTTACTACTAATCTTATTGGGGCTTTCATTGACATATTGGTGGCCCTCCTCTACGCACGTAACCCGGATGTCTCAGTCCGCAAATCACCACAGGTAGACGAATCAAACACCTATCAGATGCAGGTTTTCGCGCGAACGCTAGAAATTGTGATTTCATCCTTATGGAAGAAAGGCGGTCTCAAGAAGCCATGCCGCAAGGGTGTGCGTTCTGTGCTTTCCAACGGGGAAGGCTGGTTGAAGTGCACGATGGTCTCGGAGAAAAAGCCGCAACCGGAGGTTGAGTCGGCACTTAACGATGCGCAAGAGACTCACGCCCGGCTAGTCGCGCAAGAGAAAATGCTCAAGGACGAGCAGAATCAAGATCCTGAAACGTACGAGCAGGAAAAAGCCGAGAAAGCCGCGCTCATCGCAGAGCTTGAGGAAAAGCTCGAGCTTGCGGTCAACAAAATGTTCGCCATTGACTATGTCGAGACCGAGAACCTACAGGTTTCGACCGATGTCAATTGCATCGAGAACTACCTTGACGCCGATTGGATCGGCAACGAGCTCTACCTTTGCAAAGACGACGCATTAGCCAGGTTCCCACGGCTAACGACTGAGGACATTAAGTCGGCAAAAGTCTATTACCAGCGCGCACCGAAGGAATTGACAACCCGCGACATTGATAACATATTGCCACAAGGCATGCTGACCGCGGAAAGCGCGCAAGCGTTCGTGACGAACACCTCGACGCAAGAATCTCCGGCCTTCGTGCGTTGTGTCGAGATTTGGAACCGGGGCGATAAGCAAATTCGCACCATCGTTGACGGGGTGAAGAAGTGGGCAAAAGAACCGTATGCGCCTCCCTACCCGACGAGCAGGTTTTATCCCTATTTCTACTTTGCCTTCTACGAAGTGGATGGACAGCGGCACGCGCAGAGTCTTTCTTGGAGGCTCTACAAACTCCAGGACGAGTATTCATCCTCGAGGTCGAACTTTCGCCTGACCAGAGAGCGATCAATTCCTGGCGTGCTGTTCAACGCCACGATGCTTGATGAGGTCGAGGCCAAGAAACTGCAGGAATCGAAGTCCCAAGAGTACACCGCGCTTCGCCCAAGCGATCCGCAAACGCCGATTGCCAATCTGTTCGCCCCTAAACCCGTTCAGTCCATCGACATGAGGCTTTATGACCCAACGCTCATACTCAACGACATGGAGCGTATATCTGGCGTCCAAGAAGCTCTCTCTTCTGCTATTAGCGGTCCGGGCAATCCGAAAACTGCCACGGAAGCCAATATTCAGCAAAGCGGAACGCAAGCTAGAACGACTTCTGATCGCGACAACTTGGAGACAATGCTCACTGACTTGGCGGAATACACGGCGGAGCAAGCACTCCAAGCGCTGACAACCAAGGATGTCATGCGCATGGCCGGGCCAAAAGCCTTCTGGCCGGCTGGCATGGACATTGAGGACCTATTTACATTGGTTGAAGTCGCCATCGAGGCCGGCAGCACAGGCAAGCCGCGCCAGGCGACCGACATGCAGGCGTGGAGCACTATCCTCCCGCTCATCCAAAAGACCATTGGCGAGATCCAGCAGGCGTTTGCCACGGGCAATACCCCGATGGCAAATGCATCCATCGAATTGATCAAAGAGACCATGCTCAGGCTTGGCGATGAGAGCGATGTGGAACGATTCATCCCGCGGCAGCCGCCGCCGGGCTCGCCGGGAAGCGGTGCGAAGCCGCCGCCCATCCAACCGCAGATCAGCATTGCACTCAAAGGCGTTCTGTCGTCCGAGACATCGCAGCAGCTCGCAACCCCCGCGCTCGTGCGCGACGGCGTAGCCGCTCCGCCTGCATCCCCTCAAGCACCCGGCGCCCCGGCTCCCGGCGCACCGCCACAAACACCGAGCCCTGCGGCTCCGCCGGGTGCTTGATCAGCTTAGACATCAACGATAGGAAGACCCCATGGCCGAAGAAGAATCAGTATTAGATGCTGTGAACGCAGCACTTGGCGACGCGGTTGATGCGCCGGAGCCAGAGAAAGAAGTTGCCGCGCCGGAAGGCGATGAGGCCGCTGAAACCTCTGAGTCAGAGAGTGAAACTCCTGCGGAGGAGCCTGAGGGCGAAGAAACCGACGAAGAAGCCGAAGCGCG